GTTGCATATCTTCCAATCAATGTCGGTGCCAATGGATTTTACGGCCATAGAGTCTACGCCGCCTTCACTCATCTAATCAATACAGATTATGTACTGTATCTTGACCAGGATTGTTGGTTTGAATCAAATCACGTCCAGTCATGTATAGAGAAAATTGAAAAAGACAAACTCGACTGGTGTTATTCCTTGAGATTAATCACAGATAAAAATGGTAACTACATATGTGAAGACAATTGTGAATCTTTAGGTAAATGGCAAACATATCATGGAATTAATCATATAGATACTAATAACTATTGCATTCCCACTAAAACTGCGATAAGATTGGCTTCTGTTTGGCATGGTGGCTGGGGACAAGATAGAGTGTGGTTTCAAACATTGGCAACACATTTTAAAAACTTTGATTGCACTGGTGAATATACAGTCAATTATCGTGTAGATGGTAATGCTGGTTCCGTGAATGCTGATTTCTTTAAGAATGGTAATAAGATAATGAATGAAAAATACAAAGGTGTTTTTCCTTGGAAAAAATGATAGGATTATTATGAAAAATTTGATTATAGGTGGTTGCACAAACTACGGAATTAACCAGTTGAAACCTTGGGTTCTTTCTATTAAAGAAACGATGCCTGATGCAGACAAAGTGATGTGTGTTGGTAATGCATCAACTACAACCAGAGAATGGCTTGTAGAGAATGGATTCAAGTTGGTTGATATGCCATCGATGAATGTTCCAATTCATGTTCTCCGTTTTCTTTCAATATATGATTATCTAAAAGAACACTGGCGCGAATATGATTATGTTGTTACTACTGATGTTAAAGATGTTTATTTCCAAAAAAATCCATTTGATTGGTTAACAGTTTTAGACGATACATCAACTAAATTAATTGCAGGTTCGGAAGGTATGTTATACAAAGATGAACCTTGGGGTAATGATAATCTCATGCAAGCTTATGGACCCTATGTGCATGAATTAAATAAGAATAACAAAATATATAATGTTGGAACAATAGGTGGAAAATCTGAGTATGTAAAAGACTTAGTATTCAACATTTTTACCAATGCACTTCATCGGCCTATTGCTATTTGTGACCAAGCAGTATATAATGTTTTAATCCAAACACAACCTTATAAATCTATTACCTTTTTTGCTGAACAATCTCATGCATGGGCTTGTCAAGCAGGAACAACCGTTGACCCATCTAAAATTAAACAATTTAGGCCTTTCCTCACAGAAAAGGAACCATTATTTGAAGATGGTTTGGTTAAAACGTATGATGGTTCTATTTTCCATATTGTACACCAGTATGACAGAGTGCCAGAATGGAAAAAGTTTATACAAGAAAAGTATGAGCAAGACGATGAAACAAAATATTTCTCCTACAAAACATAAGGATTCAAATGAAAAGAATATTATATGTTGTTCACCGTTATGCTCCATTTCCTGGTGGGTCTGAGAATTATGTTAGGGATATGGCTGAAGAAACTCGGTCAAGAGGCCATGAAGTTGCAGTATTCACCGGAGAACACCAAGGTGATTGGAACGGTGTTAAAGTTACATCTGAACCAAATATACTTCTTGAAAAGTGGGATTTAATTGTTGTGCATGGTGGTGATGTTGGACTTCAAGATTTTGTACTCAACAATATCAGCAAAATACCATCACCAGTTCTGTTTATGTTGATTCGACCAAGCACTTCTTTGACTTACATGAATGCTATGCGTGAAACTAGTTTTATTGGTTGTTCAACAATTGAAGATTGGGAATTTGTAAAACAAATGGGTGTTGAAGATAAATCAGTACAAGTTTCTCATGGAATTGATGCAAAGGGTTCTTTAGCTAAAAATAAGATTAATTTTAGAGAAAAATATGGAATCAAAACTGATTACATGTGGTTATCTTCTGGTGGATTTTGGCCAAACAAAGCTTTCCATGAATTGATAGAAGTTTTTAATAAAGTAGACCGCAAAGATGTTACTTTAGTTCTGACGGGATATGATAATCGTCATGGTATAATGCCTAAAGAACAAAATAACATTCGTGTAATGATGTTAGAAGACCGTAGTGAAGTATTGAATGCTATATCATCCGCAGACCTATATATTATGCATAGTCATAGTGAAGGTTTTGGTCTAGTTTTGTTGGAATCTATGTTGAATAAAACACCTTGGGCAGCACGAAATATCGCTGGTTCTAAGTTGATGAAAGATTATGGTTTTACATATGATATTGATGAACAATTGATAAAATTCTTGAGTGAATTCAAAACAACACCTGATGATGTCCTTGCAAATAATTTTTTATTTGTTAACAATAACCATTTGATTAAAAATACAGTTAATGATATTTTAAAAACACTATGAACAAACTTGTAATATTTGACCTTGACGGAGTTTTGATTGATAGCCGAGAACTACATTATGATGCACTTAATGATGCTTTGCGTAAAGTTGGTGAACAATATGTCATTTCTCGGGAAGAACACCTTTCAACTTATGACGGCTTAAACACAACAAAAAAACTAAAACTACTTTCTGAACAGAAGGGTTTGCCTAGTACACTTTATGACCAAATTTGGCAAGATAAACAAAATGCCACGTTTGAATTGATTAAGACCTGTCCTAAAAACAATTCCATCAATTACATTGTAACCCAACTTAGAATAAAAGGTTGGAAAGTTGCAGTTGCTTCTAACAGCATTCGTGAAACTGTTAGGTTAGCATTGAAACGAGTTGGCATTTTGGAAGAAATTGACTTTTTTGTTTCTAATGAAGATGTATTTCATCCAAAACCATTTCCTGAAATGTATTGGCAATGCATGACTAAATTCAAAGCACTACCAAAAGACACAATAATTGTAGAAGATTCACATATTGGCCGTGAAGCTGCTTTAAGTTCTGCGGCTACTTTGTATCCAGTTGCAGATGCTTATGAATTAAATGGCAACAAGTTCATGGAATTTATTGATGAATTTGAAGCAGCAGACCGTAGAAAAACTATCCCATGGAGAAATAAGAAGATGAATGTTTTGATTCCAATGGCAGGTGCAGGTTCAAGATTTGCACAAGCTGGTTATACATTTCCAAAACCGTTGATTGATGTTAATGGTAAACCAATGATTCAAGTTGTTGTCGATAATTTGAATGTTGAAGCTCATTTCATATTCTTGGTTCAAAAAGACCATTATGAGAAATACAACCTACAATCTGTTTTGAATCTAATTGCTCCTGGTTGCGATATTGTTCAAGTAGACGGTTTGACAGAAGGTGCGGCTTGTACTACACTATTAGCAAAAGAATTGATTGACAACGATGAACCACTCTTGATGGCCAATTCAGACCAATTTGTTGAGTGGAATTCTAATGAATGTTTGTATGCCTTTACTGCTGATGTTATTGATGGTGGTATTGTTACCTTTGAATCGACACATCCAAAGTGGTCATTTGCTAAATTGGATTCCAATGGTTTTGTTTCAGAAGTCGCAGAGAAAAATCCAATTTCAAATCTAGCAACTGTCGGCATCTACTATTGGAAACGTGGTTCAGATTATGTCAAGTATGCTGAACAAATGATTTCAAAAAATATCAGGGTGAATAATGAATTCTATGTTTGTCCAGTCTTCAATGAAGCTATTGCTGACGGCAAAAAAATTAGAACGAAAAATATCAATAAAATGTGGGGACTAGGAATTCCTGAAGATTTACAATACTATTTGGAGCACCATAAAACATGAATGTAGCATTGATACTTACCGGACATATGCGGTGCTGGGAACAAGTTTTCCCAAATACTAAAGATGTTATTCTCGATAGATACAAACCTGATGTGTTTATCCATGCGTGGGATGAACAATCTTGGTGGGATCCACATAGTAAAGAAGGGTTTGTTGCAAACTCTCCTAAGATTGACCAAAAAGCAATTTTGGAAACTTACAAACCAACAGCTATGTTTTTTGAGAACTTTGAAACCAAACGAGCAGATTTTGAAAAAGCTGCCGAGAACTATGAAAAACACTATCATGTAAAAAGGAATATTCTTTCCATGTTTTACAAAATTGGTCGTGGTGTTGATATGATGAATGAACATACGGCAAGAACAGGTAAACATTATGATTTAGTTATTCGTATGCGGCCAGATTTGGTTTTCAAAGAACACTTACCTAATTTTGACAACAGCAAATTGTACACAATATTACACAGAAACCATGTTGGACAAGGAACTGGAGATATGTTTCAAGCTTCTAATCAATGGTTAATGTCAATGTTTGGTAACATATCTGTTATCTTACCACAACTTTACAAACAAACAGGAATACTTTGTCCACACATTGTCTCTGAACATATGTTTAGACAATCTGGATTTCCTTGGGAAGAATTTCCAATTGAACGAATGTTAATGCATACACCAGCAGGTGAATATAAACCAAAACAACTTTATGGATACAATTGAAAATGAGAATTGCTTTGTTTTGTGCAGGATTGCCCAGATTTAATGATTTTTTTTTGAAAACACTAGATAATCTAAAAAATGAAGGTGTTATGGATCTTTATTTTTTTATGTGGAATTCAGATTTTGATTATCGAAATTTATTTTCCAAAATACCTAATAATTACAATGTAAAATCATTAATACAAATAGAAGAACCTGATTTAGGATCTTTAACGAAAAAAAAATGGCCAGATGATTATCCACAACAAGTAACTTCTGATAATTATAACAGAAACATTATAGATATTTGTTATAAGCAACATTATGGTTTGTACAAATCATTTCTTCAAATAAAAGAGAATTATGATGTTTATGTTAGATTAAGGGTTGATGGCCTAGTTAGTAAACAAATAAATCTGTCTGATTATGATGTTTCAAAAGGAATATATTGTCCAGATGGACCTAAATTTGAGCCTAAAGATAATCCAACAGACTCAAAATATACTAAATTTAATGACCAGTTTGCTATAGCAAATAGAAACAATATGGAAATATATTGCTCACTATATTCAAATTTAGATAATTATTTTCAATTAGGTGAAATTCCTATACATCACGAAACTATTTTACAACATCACTTGTTGGAAAATAATGTCATCTTATATGATGGTGGCTTTGAACACATTTTGGAAGATGGTAGAAAAAATAATAACTTCCGTTTTACTGTAAAAATGATAAAAAGAAAAAATATGAACGATTTTAATTCAATTTTAGATTTAACTGATGGTCCAGTCCAGTATGAGTTATCTCAATGGGGCCATATAAAAATGAAACAACACTTATATCCTTATTCAATTAAGATTGATGAATTTGAATTTTTGAAAAATCTTATAATCGAAAATAACTTGCAAAGAGGATATGAATGTGCTACAGCTTTTGGCATTAGTTCCTTAGCTCTAGGAATTGGTTTCAAACAAACTGGTGGAAAATGTGTTACAATGGATGCTTACATTGAAGAAAAATGCGAAAGTTATGATGCTTATAAAAATTTTGAAAAACAATTGCACGAAACATCAGATGGTATAAAATCTGTAAAATACTTAATAGAAAAATATAATTTACAAGATGTATTATTTCCTGAAATTGGTTGGAGTCCAAATGATACAGAAACAATTTTAAGAAAACATATTACTGAACCATTAGATTTTGTTTTCATTGACGGCGGCCATTTTCCACATCAAGTTATAAAAGATGTTGATGTTATTATGCCACTTCTTGGTGAAAAATATGTTTTGGCTTTTCATGATGTTTATCCGGAAAGTTGGGGTGGTTGTTTTACGGATCAAGTACACGAACACATTTTTCGGAAAACAGGTAAAAGAATAGAGATAAAAATACCCAACCCTGTTGGTGAAAACTTGGGTGTTATTATCAACCTATGATTTACATTGCTCATCGTGGCCTAACAACAGGACCAAATAAAGACTTGGAAAATAACCCGGAACAAATTATAAAAGCGGTTTCAGAAGGTTTTCATTGTGAAATCGATTTGTGGGTTATGGATGATGAAACTTTGATGTTGGGTCACGATAAACCACAATACTCAATTGACTATTCCTTTCTTTATTATAATCCATTTTGGATTCATGCAAAGAATTTGGAAGCTTTGAATTGGCTATCAGGTAGAGCCTTAAACTTTTTCTGGCACGAAAATGATACTTATACAGTAACTAGTGGCGGTTATATTTGGACATATCCTGGTTCTAAATTAACAGAAAATAGTATCTGCAATCAACCAGAGTGGAATACACCAATCGAAAAACTAACTAAATTCAACGAAAATTGCTTTGGAGTATGTTCCAAATATGTGGAACTGATGAGATAAAAAGTTGTATAAATAACTGATGGTAACCAGAGTGTGTTACAATTCTAAGGGCAATCAATGAAAACTTTTATTTCCTTCTTAAAAGAAGAGGCAGAACCAGAAGGTTCAGCTTTAAAACATATTCACCACGCGGAAGACCGTCCATTAATGCACGGCGCCGAAGGTTTTGAACATGCACATGGTGCATTAATGCAAGCTCACGAACACATGAAGGCTAAAGCAAACAGCAGTAATTTGACCATGAAATATGATGGATCACCTGCAATCGT